TCTAGCACACCTTTAACCACTTATACAGACTCTACAGGCAATACTGCTAATACGAACCCTATTGTTCTTGGTACAGATGGCAGACCACCATACGAGATTTGGCTTACATCAGGCTATTCTTACAAATTTGTTTTAGCAGATTCAACAAACTCTGTTATTGCAACTTACGACAATATTTACCCTATTCCTAATGCTACTGCTACTGGCACTACTGTACCTGCTGGCGCAATCATTATGTGGTCAGGCTCTATTGGCTCTATTCCTAGTGGTTATGTAATCTGTAATGGTTCAAACGGTACACCTGATTTGCGTGATTCATTTATAGTAGGTTCTGGTAATACTTATGGCGTAGGAAGCACAGGTGGCTTTGTAAATTCTGGAGTAATGACTTCAGGAGGCACAAATACACCGCTTTATTATTCATTGGCATTTATACAAAAGACGTAATCATGAGCGAGATTGATCCAGTAAAAATAGGGGTAATGTGGTCTAAGGTAGAAGCTATGGAACGAGAAGTAGCTGAAATGCGCCATGATATTAAAGAATTGCTTGCTATGGCCAATAAAGGTCGTGGTGGCTTTTGGGTAGGCATGATGGTAGTGTCAGGCATTAGCTCTTTAATTGGCTTTATTGCTCATTATTTCACTCAAAAATGAACGAAATCTTTACTCACATTCTTACAGGCAAAGACAATCAAACCCACGATATTGCTCGTTGGGCTTGGGCTTTAGGTTTTGTTGTAGTCGCTTCTGCTGCTATCTATTTGATATACGCAGGGCATGAGATCAGTCTTACAGAACTTGCTGGCGCTTTAGGCATTGTGTCAGGATCAGGCGCTGCTTCAGTAGCAGCTAAACAAATGTCAGGATCAGAACCACAATGATAGATTATGTCAAAATTTCACTTCTTGGCGGCTTATGTTGCATTATTTTTGGTAGCGGGTGGTGGATGGGCTATTCACGATATATTGAATACAAAAAGCAGGTTGAAATTGCCGCCAAAGAACAAGAAGCAAAAGTTGAATCAATCCAAAAACAACACGAATTAGTCACAAAAGGAATATCCGATGAATACGATGCGAAGCTTGCTCTTATTAGGCAGTATTATTCTAACGGGGTGCGCCAGCCCAATTCCAGCAGCGTGTCCAGCTTATCCAATACCGCCAGCATCGCTAATGCAGCAACCGCCTACAATCAACTTGCTTCCGACTGTGCCGCAACAACGCTTCAACTAATAGAGCTTCAAAAGTGGATTAATGAACAAGTAGGCATCAAATGAGTCACAAAGCGCATATTACTAAAGTAGCGACTTATTCGCTAATGGCGGTCATATTCGCTATGCTGTTCATGTTTGTCTATGCTGTTATTGATCCTAATACAGATGACAAGATTGTGTTTGAAATTGTAGGCCCAGCTTTTCAAGCTATTGTAGGTGGGTTTATTGGCCTAATAACAGGCATAAAAATAGGTCAAGAATTAGAAGATGAATAGTAATTTTGATAAAAGCCTTGAGTTAGTTCTCAAGTCAGAGGGTGGCTACGTTGATAATGCAGCAGATCCAGGCGGTGTTACAAACTTAGGCGTAACTCAAAGAGTCTTAGAAGAATGGCTAGGTCATCCTGTTGATGATAAGACTATGCATAATTTGACTCTTGAACAAGTAGCGCCTTTGTATAAAGCTAAGTATTGGATGGCTTGCTATGCCCCTCAATTAAAAACAGGCGTTGATTATTGCTTGTTTGATGCTGCTGTGAATATGGGGCCAGGTAGGGCTGTAAAGTTATTACAAGAGTCTATGCAATGCGTACCAGACGGAACTATTGGCCCACGCACTATGCAGCTTTTAGATCAAAAGAAAGCCGAAGATATTGTAGAAGCGTTTAGTCAGCGTAAAATAAGCTTTTATGAAGGCTTAAAGACTTTTCCTGTATTTGGTAAAGGCTGGCTTAAACGAGTTGAAGATGTTAAACAAAACGCATTAAAAATGATTGGAGAAGCAAATGGCAACTAATTTTAAAATTGAAGGCAAAGAACATAAATCCCCAAAAGGTCATTATGTTAAAGAATCGCCACATCGTGTTGAAAAAGAAGTAGAGCGTTTAGAGCGTAAGCTTGATAAACATATTGCTTTGCCTATGGAAAAAGCTCACCACGCTGAGTCTAGCCAAAAAGAAGCGCCACTACCGAATATGAGAAAGTATTAAAATAGCTGCGTTAAATCAGCAATTTTGAACATTTGGATGGGGCAATCGTAAAACATTTCCCCTTTAGTAACATATTTGTTATGGACTTCAATCAATGGGCAATTTGCTATCAAGTCTGCTTTCACCCAGTAAGCACGAGATAAGTCCTGAGTTACGGCAAAAAATAGAGTCGGCAGACCTTCCTGAAATAGCTTGTCTTTGCGTTGCCCTACGTGGATGGTTTGATGTCGATCAAAGCCTGCTTGACGAACTTCTACCTCAAACAGCCCAACTGGAGAACCTGATCGAAAGCAGATTAGATCAATTCCATACTTATTAGGGTTATCCTTAACATCAAGACCCCATTTCATTTTGACCCAGTCGCTGACTACTTTGCGAGCTGGGCCATCAAATACATCGTGTAAATATTGACTAAATGGCTTGTAAGCTGACATAACGCCAAAAACCATAGGCAAATATAGCTACAAACAGTAAAGCCCCTAAAAACGCTCCAAAGCCGTCAAAATCACCTTGGATAGGGCGTTGTATAGCTATAGCGTAATCCGCATCTCTAAACGCTTCTGAAGCCGTTTTATAGGTCTTTCCTACCATTCCAATAGATCGCAAACTCATTTTTTCTCTTTCTTGCTCATATTGAGCAGATTTACAATGCGTTCGTCTAATTTTTGGCTAATGTTGTCACATACGTCTTTGCAAAGCCATAAAGTGCCACTTTCTACATTTTCTGAAATCTTTTCAGCAACTAGCTCTAAAACATTGCCTAAACAACTTATTTGATTAGCGATTTTTTCAAGCTCGCCAGCTTCATCCCATAAACTCATTTCTCTTGTGCCTTTCTTAGTATTGCTCTAGCAAATACAGGTATTTCATCATTTAAATGCTTTTGCCACAACTTAAATATTTCCTCATCTGTTAGAGTCTTTAGTTCTTTACCCACTTCAACACCACCAGCGTGTGCTAGTGCTTCGTACTTGCTTCGGTTTTCTACCATAAGCTCGTTGTGTTCCTGTTCGACAATTAAACAGGTTTTTAACTCCTCTATTTCAGCTTGTTGCTGGCGTAGCATGGTGGCTATTTCTTCTCTAGTTACCAGCTTGTACCAACTGTCTACTTCTAATAAATCAGCTAGTTTATTTGCGTTCATTTCTCTTCTTCCTTACACCAATACCCAGCGTCTTCAATATCATATGGCACATCTCGCCATTCATATTCTGTAGTTTGCACCCATTCTTCACCGTTAAATACCCGTTTACCCCATGCCTGTTGGAGAACTGCTACTTCTCCATGTCGTTTATTCCAACGGATAGGGATAAGAGGTTGCCATACTGGTTTCATTTCTCTTGAGCCTTTCTTAGTATTGCTCTAGCAAAATCAATGCAATTAAAGTCATCAGGATTTTCAAATAACTCAATTATTTCCTCATCTGTTAGAGTTTTTGCTGGATGGGTGTAGAGTGGAATTTTGCTAGTTGTACCTCTTGGTTCTGCTCTAGTCAAATATTCTTTATCACCATCTTCACTGCAAGTCCAAATCCACGCTACTGGTTCATTGTCAGCCTCTTGAGTAAAATCAGATAGCCTTTGTAATGCGGCTTCTTTTTTCAACGCCTCTATTTCAGCTTGTTGCTGGCGTAACATGGTAATTGCTTCTTGAATACAACCATAATTAGAGTTGTATTTATGGCGTTCAATGTAATCAGCTAGTTCATTTGCGTTCATTTTTGATCTCTAGCATTTGTTGACCAAAGCTGCTCATAAGTTTCTAATGCGCCCATTCTGACCAATTCTTCTTTATAAAAAGAACGTCTTTCGTAAATTGCTTTGATTCGACCCGTTTCAATACGTTTGCTTGGCCCTACAAACAGACCTGGTATTTCATAATGGGGGATATACATAATGTTTCCCATCTTGTAGCACTTATAGTTTTTTGTTTCAGGTATTGCATATTCTGTGTCCATGACCATGATTTTTCCTTTATTAAAATCCGTAAGCAAACATTAAACCAAACAACATACCTAACAGTATTACGCCAATCCAATCAATTAATTTTTGTTTCATAAATCCCCCTGTGCATAAATTTCATTTTCAAAACTAGGCCATAGATTTAATTCCCATGCCATTTCTGTAATATCGTTATCGCCAATATAAGCGTAAGTAATTTCGTTGTTGTACCCACGCAGTTCAACTTTTGTATTACCAAAAATAACTGTGTTGATGTAATGACCGTCTTTCATAATTTCCCCGTTTGCGTTGCGTTAGAAGTAATTTAATACTCTTTTTGCATAAAAAAATTGATCTAGGTCAAGAAAATGAAAAATAATTGGCTCCCAAAGATGGGATCGAACCACCGACCAACAGATTAACAGTCTGCTGCTCTACCTCTGAGCTATTTGGGAAAGGTGGGCTACTTGCAATCATGTATGTGAAGCATAAAAACACTCGCTTTCGCCCATAAAAAGGGTGGGGTTGGCATCCTCACGGAAGGAAATTTGGCGGGGGAACCAGTAACCAACCCCATAAATTACAGTCCTGACTTGATTTGATAATACCTAAGCAAGTGGAAAAAGCATTTTAACCCTTTTTGCAATTCTTGTTCTTCAATTTCACAAAGTTTTACTTCATTTGTTGTGCCGTTAACAAACATAATGGCGCATCTAGCATCTGCCATGCCTAGCAGCTCTCGATAGGCTGCGATCTGCATGATATGATCATCGTATGGAACGACCTTTTCCAAGGGGGATTCTTTAGTCTTAAAATCGACAACTACGCCAGGTATGCCTTTAACTTTATCGCCTTTAGCGTGTAAATCGACCTTACCAGCAAAGCCCAGCTCGTGACTGCCTGATTTTTCAGGAATCCATAAGCGATTGCCAAAAGAAGCTTTTAAAGCGTTTTCAGCATTACGGCAATAGTCAGGTACTGATTCAAGCAAGATGCCATCAAAGAACGATTCAAGCACTCCATGAATCATTGTTCCTCTATCTGCTGCTTCTCTGCCTTGTGCTTTTGAATCATTGACTACACGATCAAGGTAATCAGACTCAGATTCACCTTCTTTGCGTGGTAATGTTAAGGCTGCAAGGATAGCCTGCTGCTGAAGCCAGTTT